AGGCAAGAACAACAGATTCAGCCTATGCAACAACCTGCACAGGAACCACTCTATGAAGAACCTTCTCCTAAAGCGCAGCAATGGGCCGAAGAGAACGAATGGTTTGGTGTGGATGAAGTCATGACAGATCAGGTAATGGCTATTCATAAAAGATTAGCCGCAAATCCTTCGATTGACTTGGAATCAGATGAATATTATTCTGAGCTAAATCAACGTATGAGGGAGGCATTTCCTCATAAGTTTAATAACGCAGGAGACAATGCAAACGTCCAAACAGTAGTCTCCGGTACGCGCACAACAGGAAGTGGACGCAATCAAAATGATCGTAGAGTTAAATTGAGTCCTAGTGAACAGCAACTTGCTAAAAAGCTAGGAGTTCCGTTTAAAGAATACGCAAAACAAAAAATGAGGTTAGAAAGGTCATGAGTGGAGAAACAGGAAAGGGATCTAATAGAACACCAAGGAATGCTTCTTCTCGGTCTACAGAGACTGCAAGAAAACCATGGACACCACCTCAAGTCTTAGAGACTCCTGAACCCCCGCCTGGTATGAAGTATAGATGGGTAAGAACATCTATAAGAGGCGAAGATGATAAAACCAATGTTCACATGAGATTCCGTGAGGGATACGAACCCGTGAAGCCAGAAGAAGTTGTTGGGTATGAATTGCCTACAATTGAAGATGGTAAGCATGCAGGCACTGTTGGCGTTGGTGGTTTAATTCTTTGTAAGATTCCAGAAGAAACGGTGGCAGAAAGGAATGCTCACTTCGAGCGTCAAACAGAAAACCAAATGAAAGCGGTTGATAATGACTTGATGCGAGAAGAGAATCCTGCAATGCCTATCTCTAGGGATAGAAAAACGCAGGTTTCATTTGGGAGTCCTAAAGCGTAGCTTTGGACATTATTTTGATTATGTTTTACGGAGAATAAAAGATGGCTAATAATGATGCCGCTTTTGGGATGCGTCCAACTAGGATGATAGGCGGTGCGCCTTACACTGGTGGACAAAGCCGTTACAGAATCGCCGCAAACTACGGAACAAGTATCTTCCAGGGCGACATGGTTGCTCAAGTTACCGGAGGTGGTGTAGAAGTACACGCCGATGGCGGTACTGTGCCTATAGTTGGCGTGTTCAACGGATGTCAGTACACTGACCCCACAACTAGTGAGCAGGTTTATAGTAACTACTATCCTGCATCTACAAACGCTTCTGATATCATTGCATTTATTATTGATGATCCGAATGTCGTTTATGAGGTTCAAGCAGACGCAGCGTTCCCAGTTGCCGATTTGTTCGGTAACTTTGACATCGTCTATACTTCTTCTGGAAGCACCGTAACTGGTATTTCTGGAGCAGAGCTTGAAGTATCAACTGGTGCAACTACAGCAACTTTGCCTATAAAAGCGATTGATATCTCAACTGACCCTGAGAATTCAGACGTTTCTTCGGCAAATACAAATGTTTTAGTTGTAATTCAAAACTCAATATTCGGCCAGAAAAGCGCCGGGTTGGCTTAGGAGGTTAATTAGATGGCTATTTCAAGAGCACAATTAGCCAAAGAGCTAGAGCCTGGCCTCAATGCTTTATTTGGCATGGAGTATGCGCGTTATGAAAACGAGCATGCAGAGATTTTTGAAACTGAATCTTCAGACAGAGCGTTTGAAGAGGAAGTACTAATCGTTGGTTTCGGTAATGCTGAAGTCAAAACTGAAGGGCAGGGCGTGAACTACGACCAGGCTTCTGAAGGTTTTACTGCCAGATACACCCATGAAACCGTATCACTTGCATTTGCGCTTACAGAAGAGGCTGTAGAGGACAACCTTTATGACCGACTTGGCGCACGTTATACCAAGGCTTTGGCTAGAAGTATGGCGCACAGCAAGCAGGTTAAGGCTGCTAACGTATTGAACAATGCGTTTAGCTCAAGCTATACCGGCGGTGACGGTGTCTCCCTGATCAACACAAGCCACCCATTAGCTGGTGGAGGCACGCTTGCTAATCGAGCATCTACAATGAGTGACCTTAATGAGACCTCATTAGAAAATGCTTTGATCAGCATTAGTACTTTTGTTGATGACAGAAACATGATCTTGGCTCTTCAGGGAACCAAGTTGATTGTTCCTCCTCAACTTCAGTTTGTTGCTGATCGATTGCTTGAAAGCCCTGGAAGGGTTGGTACAGCAGATAACGACATCAACGCTGTAAGGAACATGGGTCTGTTGCCGCAAGGTTATGCAGTCAACCATTTCTTGACAGACACAGATGCGTTTTTCATTCTGACTGACTGTCCTGATGGGTTTAAGCACTTTGAGCGTTCTCCAATAGCCACCTCAATGGAAGGTGACTTTGATACTGGTAATGTGCGCTACAAAGCTAGAGAGCGATACAGCTTTGGATTTTCTAATCCAAGAGCCGTATTTGGTTCTCAGGGAGCTTAAAGCAGATAGGGGGCTTTATGCCCCCTTTATTACTGGGATACATTAGCCCTAGCGACTGGCCCAGCAGACGCTTACGAAGACTCTAGGGCGAAACCTTTCGTAAGGAGGAAACCTGATGGCTCAGACAACTTTTGCTGGCCCAATTCGATCCCTGTCTGGCGTTATTAGCGCAGGATACAACGGAGTTGTTAGCTTAACCGCTGATACCACTCTTACTGTCGCTGCTCATGCTGGAAGACCGTTACTTTGTAATGACGCAGATGGTAAGTTTACTCTTCCAAGCATTGTTGTAACAGAACCCACTGACAAGGGAGACCCCAACCAAACAGCAAATCTAGGAGCTCAGTTCACTTTTATAGTTGTAACTGCTGCAACTGATATGGATATTTTAACTGATGGCACTGACAAGTTTGTTGGTGGCATTTACACTGGTGTTGATGACGCAACAGGCAAGACCTTTATATCTGGCGCATCTAATGATGTGATTACCCAGAATGGCTCTACAAAAGGCGGTTTGGCAGGAAGCATCATACGAGTTACTGCAATAGCAAGTGCTAAATATGCAGTAGAAGGTTTGATACTAGGTTCTGGTACTTTAGTTACTCCTTTTGCTGACGCTTAATATAGGAGCAAATTGATATGGCTACTCGTATCACGGGCAACGATGTAAAAACTGCAACAGTTACGGCTGATGGAGCATTAGTGGATCACCCTTGCAGATTGCGAGGGTTGATCGTTGCTGGTGGCAGTTCTGATGGTTCTGTTATCTTTTATGATAACGATAGTGCGGCCAGCGGAACTGCGTTATTAACTCTTGGAGTTAACGCCAACACCAACGAAACATTGAACATACCAGACCAGGGGGTCTTTGCTTCTAATGGTGTATTCGCAGATATTACTAATGTCGATCGTGTAACTATCTTTTTTTCATAGGAAAAAATTATGGCGACATCAGGGTCTAGAGACTTTGAACCAGACGTTGCGGAGTACATAGAAGAAGCGTTTGAGCGGTGCGGTCTTGAGTATCGAACAGGATACGATGGCATCACCGCTCGGCGTTCTTTGAATCTGTTGTTTGCTGATTGGGCTAATAGAGGCTTGAATCAGTGGACGATTACGAACACAGCTACCACGCTATCTAAGTCTGATCAATTTATTGATTTAACATCAACCACAATTGATGTGTTGGATGTAATCATTAGAAGGACTGAAAACAGTCAAACTACTGATATCCAAATGAATCAGATTGGAAGATCTGAATATTGGAATATACCTAGCAAAGATACAGAAGCTAGGCCAACCCAATGGTTCTTGGACAAACAAATAACTCCAAGGCTTTACATATGGCCTGCTGCTGAAAACAGTACTGATCAATTGATTATAAACCGATTGGTTAGGATTGAGGACGCAGATGCTGGAGTAAATACATTAGATATGCCTTTTAGGTTTTATCCTTGTTTAGCTGCTGGATTGTCATACTATATAGCGTTAAAAAAAGCGCCTGATAGAGTATCAATGCTTAAAGGTTTTTATGAAGAAGAGTTTGCTAGAGCAGCTGATCAAGATCAAAGTAGAGCATCACTTACGATATCTCCTGGTCTTAGATCTAGGATAGCCTAATGGCTTATGCTACAGGCAAACACTCACTTGCCATATGCGACAGATGTGGGTTCAGGTACAAGTACACTCAGCTAAGAAAAGAATGGACTGGATTCTTTGTTTGTTCTGAGTGTTACGAACCTAAAGAACCTCAACTTGATCCGGTTCCTCATACTGCTGACCCAGAGGCATTACGCAACCCAAGACCCCAAGTCCCTTCATCTTTAGTAGCTGGAGAAGGCGTTGTCAGAACTATCGATGCAAATTCAATGATGACCACAACTGGTGACAGTATTGGTTTTGCGTTTAGTATGGATGCATCTACAGGAGAGATAGGCACAGTAACGGTGGTAATAACATGAGTTTTACATTAGCTACTTTGAAAACAGCTGTAAAAGATTATTGCGAAACATCAGAAAGCACTTTTGATACACAGCTGACTACATTCATACAGGAAGCAGAAGAGCGA